ATGTCAGAGCCACGTATCTATAACAGCCGCTGGGACAAAGCCAGGCTCTCATTTCTGAAATCACATCCTCTCTGCGTTATGTGCCATCGGCAGGGCAGAGCGGTAGCCGCAACTGTCGTTGACCACATCAAACCACACAGGCTGAAAGAAGCCATCAATGGCGGCAAACAGGATGAGATAGCAAAGGCTCAAAAGCTCTTTTGGGATAAAGCAAACTGGCAACCCCTCTGTAAGCAGCACCACGACTCCACTAAGCAGCGCGAAGAAAAGCGCGGTCACGTGATTGGGTGCGATGAGAACGGCCTACCACTGGACCCACAGTCGCACTGGCGCAGGGGATAGAACTCAGACACACGGGGAGGGGCGGATAAAGAGTTCAAGGGCTATCGCCTTCCTGACCGCCCGCCCCCCTTTTTATGCACAACCGCGAAATGAAAAGTTTTTTTCTGGGAGGTTTTTATGGCCGGTAGACGACCAAAACCGACCCACCTTAAGGTCGTTACCGGCAATCCGGGCAAGCGGAAACTCAACGACAAAGAACCTTCACCCGCAAGAGAAATCCCGAGCCCGCCGGCACATCTCACCGACTGGGGGAAGGTGGCGTGGGGAAAAATGACCGTTCTGCTCGATGGAATGGGCGTGCTAACCGTCGCCGATGTTCTCGCGCTGGAAAGGCTCTGCGATATCTACGCTGACATTCTTCAGCTGCGGATCACAATTGCTGATGAGGGCAGAACCTACACGGTCCAGACCGAAGGTGGATTTCTGATAAAAGCCAACCCGGCTGTTTCAATGCTGGCTGATGCAGACCGGCGATTCAAAAGCTACCTGGTAGAGTTCGGCCTGACACCGGCTGCCCGGTCAAAGGTGAACGTGAATGGTGGAGAAAAAGAAGAAGACCCGCTCAACCAGTTCTTCGGTTGACCCGGCGACGCAGTATGCAATGGACGTTACCAGCGGCGCGGTTATTGCCGGGCCAGACATCCGCGCGGCATGCGCCCGCCACCTCCGTGATCTGGAAGAGGGTCCGAAGCGTGGACTGTTCTGGGATGTTGAAGCAGTAACGCGTGTCGTTAATTTCTTCGCTCAGGTTCTGAAGCTCAACGGCGGTGAGCATGAGGGAAAGCCTTTCATCCTGCTGCCGTGGCAGTGCTTTATTGTTGGCTCGCTGTTTGGCTGGAAGTCAGAAGACGGAACGCGCCGCTTTCGCATGAGCTACATCGAGTCAGGTAAGGGGTCGGGCAAATCGCCCCTGGCGGGCGGCGTTGGCCTTTATCTGCTGATGGCTGACAAAGAGCCGCGCGCCGAAGTGTACGCTGCGGCCACCAAAAAAGACCAGGCGATGATCCTGTTCCGCGATGCGGTAACGATGGTCGATCAGTCGCCCGCGCTGGCGCAGCGCATTACCAAGTCCGGCACTGGGCTGAACGTGTGGAACCTCGCGTTCCTGCAGACGGGCTCTTTCTTCAAGCCCATCAGCTCCGATGATGGTCAGTCAGGGCCGCGCCCGCATGGCGCACTGATTGACGAAGTGCATGAGCACAAAACAAATGCCGTTGTTGAGATGATGCGCGCCGGTACAAAAGGCCGCCGTCAGGCGTTGATGTTCCTGATCACCAACAGCGGTCACGATAAAACCAGCGTCTGTTATGAATACCATGAGTACGGGCGCAAGGTTGCTGCGGGTGACCTGGAGGACGATAGCTTTTTCAGCTTCATCTGTTCTCTGGATGAGGGCGACGACCCGTTTAAGAACGAATCCTGCTGGGGCAAAGCTAACCCGTCGCTGGGACAAACATTCACGGATAAATATCTGCGGGAGCAGGTGACGCAGGCGCGGGGCATGCCGTCGAAAGAGAGCATCGTGCGCCGTCTTAACTTCTGCCAGTGGGTGGAGGCGTCCGACCCATGGATTGACAGCGACACATGGATGAACTGCGAGCAGGACTTTGATCCCGAAGATTTGGCAGGCGAAGAGTGTTATGGCGGTCTGGACCTGTCCGGTTCGCGCGACCTGACGGCGCTGGCGCTTTACTTCCCGAAGTCCAAAAAGCTTTTAGTTGAGTTCTGGACGCCAAAAGATTCTCTGCTTGAGCGCGCTAAGACAGACCACGTTCCCTATGATGCCTGGCTGCGTAACGGCTTTATTCACGCGCCGCCGGGTAAGGCGGTCAACTACGGTTTTGTCGCTGTGCGCATCGGTGAGCTGGCGGCCAGGTACGATATTAAGTGCATCGCGTTTGACCAGTACCGCATTAAGTATCTGGAGCCCGAGCTGGAAAGCGAGTCTGTGAGCGTTGACCTTGTTCCGCACGGTCAGGGCTTTTACAAGGCTCAGGAGTCCGGGCTGTGGATGCCGCGCTCTATCGAACTGTTTGAGGAGCATCTTAATAACCGGGTGCTGGTTATCCGGCCCAATCCCTGCCTGCGCTGGAATGCCGCCTCTGCGGTACTTGAGGCTGACCAGAAGGACAACCGCATATTTGCCAAAAAGAAAAGTACCGGCCGCATCGATGGTGTGGTGGCTTCCGCTATGGCGATTGGTGCAGCAGAGGATGCGGTGCTGGTGGACAGCGGCGATCCTGATGACTTTTTTGATGATCCGATCATGGTAGGTATCTGATGAAGGAAAAAAAACGGCCGGGTCGCATCAAGAGCGCGATTGTTAACTGGCTTGGTGAGTCGATTGGACTTAATGATGCCGCGTTCTGGCAGGAGTGGTACGGCACAAGCAGCAGCGGCAAGGTCGTGACAGCAGAGAAAGCGCTGGCGCTGGCCTCGGTCTGGGCCTGTGTGCGCCTGCTAAGTGAATCGGTCTCAACGCTGCCGATGAAGGTATACGAACGCTCAGCTGACGGCTCCCGCAAGCTGGCGCTCAATCATCCTGCTTATCAGCTACTGTGCCGCCGTCCAAACAGTGAAATGACGCCGTCGCGCTTTATGCTGATGGTAGTTGCCAGTATCTGCCTGCGCGGTAATGCCTACGTTGAGAAAAAGATGATCGGCGCCAAGCTGGTTTCTCTGGTGCCGCTGCTTCCCCAGAGCATGAAGGTGGAGCGGCTCGACAGCGGAGAACTGCAGTACACCTACACAGAGAAAGGCGTGCCGCGCATCATTCCGGTTAAAAACATGATGCACATCCGAGGCTTTGGTCTGGATGGCGTCTGCGGGATGATGCCAATGCGAACCGGGCGGGACGTGTTTGGCGCGGCAATGGCGGTAGAAGAATCAGCCGCAAAAATTTTCGAAAATGGTATTCAGACGTCAGGCTTCTTTCTGTCAAAGAACCTGCTGACCAAAGAGCAGCGACAGAAAAACCGCGAGAACCTCAACCGCTTCGTTGGTTCAAAAAATGCGGGCAAGGTGATGGTGCTTGAGGGCGACATGTCCTATCAGGGCATTACTTTGAACCCTGAAGACGCTCAGATGCTGGAATCACGATCGTTCAGCATTGAGGAGATCTGCCGCTGGTTCCGCGTACCACCGTTTATGGTCGGTCACGTAAACAAGCAGAGCAGCTGGGCATCAAGCGTTGAAGGCATGAACCTGCTTTTCCTGACGAATACGCTTCGCCCGATGCTGGTGAATATTGAACAGGAGATTTCACGATGCCTGCTCAACGGCGATGAAGACTTATTCGCTGAGTTCTCTGTTGAAGGCCTGCTGCGTGCTGACAGTGCCGGGCGTGCGGCCTATTACACCACTGCGCTGCAGAACGGCTGGATGTCCCGTAATGATGTGCGCCGCCTGGAGAATCTGCCTCCGATTGAAGGTGGCGATATTTACACGGTGCAGCTCAACCTTACACCGCTTGAGGATTTGCGCAAAAACAGCCAGGCCGTAAACGCTAAGCTGCTGCGCGAAGTTCACGACGCGGTTTTCCCGGACATTCCTATCGAACAATCACCGCTTAAACAGGCGGCTTAGGAGCAACCCCAATGACATTAAAAAGTCTTCCGGCAGCGCCGGAGGGGCGGCCTTTTGCGCGCGAAAATCGCGACCTGCCGTCCTCTGCAATGGAGCGCTGGAACGGCGGTATCAAAGCCGCAAAGAGTGATGAAAACAGCATTTCCGTGTTCGACGTAATTGGCGCTGACTGGTACGGCGACGGCGTTACCGCCAGCCGCATCGCGGCGGCGCTCCGCTCAATCGGCGGTGCTGACGTGACGGTGAATATTAATTCGCCCGGCGGCGACATGTTTGAAGGCCTGGCGATTTACAACCTGCTGCGTGAATACGAAGGGAAAGTCACCGTTAAAGTGCTGGGCCTCGCTGCTTCTGCTGCGTCGATTATCGCGATGGCCGGTGATGAGGTCCAGATTGGCCGGGGTGCTTTCCTGATGATCCATAACTGCTGGGTGTATGCGATGGGCAACCGTCACGACCTGCAGCAGATTGCGGCCGACATGGTGCCTTTTGATAAGGCAATGAACGATATCTATGGCGCGCGTACCGGTCTGGATGCCGCCACCATCGACGCGATGATGAATGCTGAAACCTATATCGGCGGCAGCGATGCGGTTGAAAAAGGTTTTGCGGATCGCCTGCTGACGGCAGATGAGATTTCTGATGGCGACGACAGTCCCGAGGCTGCGCTGCGCAAGCTGGACGCGATGCTGGCAAAAACCGATGCGCCGCGCTCCGAACGTCGAAAACTTCTTAAAGCATTAACCGGCGGCAAGCCTGGCGCTGCTGCCACCCCTGAAGGTATGCCGGGCGCTACCGACGAAATCAACCCTGAAAATATTGCACAACTTAAAAACGCGCTGGCCGCGTTCGGCAAATAAGGATTAACAATGTCTGAAGTAAATGAAGTACTGAAGCAGGTTACTGCCAGCATCAACGAAGCCAGCGGAAAGTTTAACGCTAAGGCTGAAGAAGCGCTGACCGAGGCAAGAAAATCAGGTTCGCTGTCCACGGAAACCAAAGCGGCAGTGGATAAAATGGCGAGTGAACTTAACGCCATGCGTGAAGCAGAAAAAACGCTTAAGGCGGCGCTGGGCGATCTGGAGCAGCACGTTGCACAGATGCCGCTGGCGAATGCGAAAAACGTTATCGAAACAGTGGGCGGCCAAGTAGTTTCCTCCGAGGCGCTGAAAGCATTCTCAGCGAGCATCGAAGGCAACAAGCGGCTGAGCATCCCTGTTAAGGCTGCGCTTCTGTCCGTCAACGTGCCGGGCCAGATTGTTGCGCCTGACCGCCTGCCGGGCATCGATCAGCAACCTAAACAGCGCCTGTTTATTCGCGATCTGATTGCGCCGGGCCGCACTGAATCCAATACCATCTATTGGGTGCAGCAGACCGGCTTCACCAACAATGCGGCGACCGTCGCTGAGAACACCAAGAAGCCATACAGCGATATCACTTTTGCTGAAAAAATTACACCGGTCCGCACCATTGCGCACCTGTTCAAAGCCGCCAAGCAGATTCTTGATGACATGCCGCAACTGCAGTCAACGATTGACGCCGAGCTGCGTTACGGACTGAAGTATGTCGAAGAGCAGGAAATTCTGTTCGGTGACGGCACTGGCACGCATCTAAACGGCATTGTTCCGCAAGCATCTGCATACGCCGCTGCCTTCAGCGTGGCAAACCAGAACGGTATTGATGATCTGCGACTGGCTATGCTGCAGGCGCAGCTGGCGCGCTTCCCGGCATCAGGCCATGTTCTGCACTTCATTGACTGGGCGAAGATCGAGCTGATAAAGGATTCGCTGGGCCGTTATATTCTGGCGAACCCGGCAGCGCTGACCGGTCCTACTCTGTGGGGGCTGCCGGTTGTTGCGACCGAAGCGGCTGCTTTCCAGGGTAAATTCCTGACAGGTGCATTCAATGCCGGTGCGCAGATTTTCGACCGCGAAGATGCCAATGTGGTTATTTCAACCGAGAACGCCGACGACTTTGAGAAAAACATGATCTCAATCCGTTGTGAAGAGCGCTTGGCGCTGGCCGTTAAGCGTCCTGAAGCGTTCGTTTACGGTTCCTTTACCGCACCTGCTGCAGCTGCATAATAGTAACAGCGGCCTTCGGGCCGCCTTTCCGGGAGTCACGTATGAAACTGCTTCTGATTAAACCGAATTACTTCGGCGGCACGGTCGTGTCTGAAGGTAACACCATTGAGACCACTGAACAGCACGGTCGCGAGCTAATTAAGCTGGGCTATGCCAGTGAGGTGGATGACAGCGCGACGGAGAAAGCGGCAGCTGAGGCGAAGGAAAAAGCCGAAGCGCTTGCGAAGGCTGAGGCAGATGCCAAAGCAAAGGCTGCTGCTGAAGCGCAGGAAAAAGCGGACGCTGAAGCCAGCGCGAAAGCGGCAGCTGAGGCGAAGGAAAAAGCCAAAAAATAAGGCGTTGTCATGCTGCTGACACTTGAAGAAATTAAACAGCAGTGCCGTCTTGAGAGCGATTTCACGGAAGAAGATCGGCTGCTTGAGCTTTTTGCTCTGGCTGCCGAGGCAAAGGCCGTGACCTACCTCAACCGTAATCTTTATAAAACGGTGGCAGATATTGCACCGCTTGATACGGACGGCATGGTCGTCACCGAAGATATCCGCCTTGCCCTGCTGATGCTGGTCAGTCACTGGTATGAGCATCGCAGTTCAGTGTCAGAGCTGGAAATGTCAGAAACGCCGCAGGCGTTTGAGTTTCTGCTCTATTCGCGGCGCCTGCCGGTGTCGGGGTATTAGTATGCAGCGACGCTCATCAAACACCAGTGCGGTATTTACGCTTCCCGACCCTGGCGAGCTGAACAAGCGTATTCACCTGCGACAGCGTATCGACCAGGCGGCGGCGGACTACGGCACCGAGCCGGTCTATCAGAATGAAAAGAACGTGTGGGCGAAGGTCCGGCAGGTGGGTGCTACCACCTATCACGAATCTGTTCAGGCTGATGACACCATAACCCACTACATGATCATCCGTTATCGCCAAGGGATAACGTCAGATTTTGAGGTGGTTTACAGCGGTTACGTGTATCGCGTTAAGCGCCTGCGTGACCTCAACTCAGCCGGTCGTTACCTGCTGATGGAGTGTGAGGAGCTGAGGGCTGTAGACAGCGACGGAGAGATGTATGGCTAAGCCGCTTCTGCACGTTGATTTTCAGCAGCCTAAAGACCTCGTTTTTAACCGGGCAAAAATGCGCCGCGCCTTCATCCAGATTGGTCAGGTGCATATGCGTGATGCCCGGCGTCTGGTTATGCGTCGTGGTCGATCATCTCCTGATGAGTATCCCGGATTCAGAACCGGCAGGCTGGCGCGGTCTATCGGCTATTACGTTCCCCGCGCATCAAGAAGCCGGCCGGGCCTGATGGTGCGAATCGCGCCTAACCAGAAGCGGGGTGAGGGAAATCGTCTTATTGATGGCGACTTTTACCCGGCCTTCCTGTTCTACGGCGTGAAGCGGGGCGCTAAGCGCAGAAAAAGCCACCACAAAGGCAAGTCCGGTGGGAATGGCTGGCGGGTTGCGCCGCGTAAAAACTACATGACGGAAGTGCTGGAGGCTCGCAAAACGTGGACGCGCTATGTGCTGAGCCGCGCACTGCGCACCTCACTTCGTCCCGAAAGGAAAAAGAAATGAAGCTATCACTGGTGATCGCTGCACTCCGGGCGCGATGTCCCATGTTCGCGGGGAACGTGGCCGGGGCGGCCGAGTTTAAAGCCATCCCCGAAACCGGCAAGATGCGTCTGCCGGCGGCGTATGTGGTGCCAACTGAGGACGTCACAGCTGAGCAGAAGTCCCTGACCGACTACTGGCAGAACGTGACCGAAGGATTTGCTGTCGTTGTGGTTCTCGACAATACGCGCGATGAGCGCGGTCAGGCGGCCGGTTATGACGCCGTGCATGATGTGCGGCAGCAAATCTGGAAGGCGCTGCTGGGCTGGGAACCGGACGCCGACGCGGGCCCGGTGGCTTATTCCGGCGGCCAACTTCTGGACATGGACCGGGGACGCCTCTACTACCAGTTCGAATTTATGCTGAACCGAGAAATTACCGAAGAGGATACGCGCCAGCAGGATGACCTGAATGCCCTGGATGAGCTGAAAACGGTCGAAATCGACTTTGATTATATCGACCCAGGCAATGGTCCTGACGGCATCATCGAACACCACACCAAAATCAACCTCAGCGAGTAAACCATGCAAATCAAACCCAAGCGCGGGCGGTCTGTTCCAGACCCTGCCCGGGGCGATCTGCTGCCTTCAGAGGGCCGGAACGTCGAAGAAAGCAGTTACTGGCTCCGCCGCCTTGCGGCCGGGGATGTTGAGAAAGTCGCCACGGAAGAGAAGAAAGCCGTGGCAGACACTAAAAAACAAGGCGGTGAGTAATGTCTGTCAGCTACCCGAACATTCCGTCAAACCTTCGTGTGCCGCTCTTCTGGGCGGAAATGGACAACAGCGAAGCGAATACCACGCAGGACAGCGGCCCGTCACTCCTGATTGGTTTTGCATCCACTGACAGTACCATCGCTAAAAACCAGCTTACGATCATGCCTTCAGCAACGCTGGCCGGCAAGGTTGCAGGCCGGGGCAGCCAGCTTGCCCGCATGGTAGCGAAATATCGCGCTATCGACCCGTTTGGCGAACTGTGGGTAATCGCGGTTGATGAACCTGAAGGCGAAGCCGCTACGGGAAAGTTGACTGTCACCGGCAATGCGCAGGCATCAGGTACGTTAAGTCTCTATATCGGTGCAACGCGCGTCCAGGCGGCAGTGGTTACTGGTGACGCACCGGCAACAGTTGCGACCGCTCTTGCATCAGTTATCAATGCAAATGCAGACCTGCCCGTAACGGCAACCGCTGCGGCTGGCGTAGTCACGCTGACTGCCCGGCATAAAGGTCTTTCCGGCAACGATATCCCACTGCTGATGAACTATTACGGCACCATTGGCAGTGAAAATATGCCAGATGGCGTTAACGTTGCCATAACCCCCATGGCGGGCGGTACCGGCGCACCTGAACTTTCAGGCACCGTGGCCGCAATGGGTGATGAACCGTTTGATTTTATCGGCACCCCGTTCAGCGACTCGGCATCACTGGCAACCATCGCGCTGGAGATGAGCGATTCTTCTGGTCGCTGGAGTTATGCGCGACAGCTGTATGGCCACGTCTACACGGCCAAGATCGGCACTCTGTCAGATCTGGTGGCGTTCGGCGACACGATGAACAACCAGCACATCACCGTGGCCGGCTATGAGCCAGGCGTTCAGACAGCTGCAGATGAACTGGTCGCGCTGCGCACTGCCCGTAATGCGGTATTCATCCGCAACGATCCGGCTCGCCCGACCCAGACCGGCGAGCTGACCGGCGCTCTGCCGGCACTGGCAGGCAGTCGCTTCACGCTGACTGAGCAGCAGTCTCTGCTGATACATGGTATCGCCACGGCTTACAGTGAAGGCGGCGTTCTGCGCATTCAGCGTGACATCACCACCTATAAGCAGAATGCCTACGGGGTGGCTGATAACAGCTACCTGGACAGCGAAACGCTGCATACCAGCGCCTACGTTATCCGTCAGCTGAAAAGCATCATCACCAGTAAGTACCCGCGCCATAAGCTGGCTAATGACGGTACGCGCTTCGGTCCGGGTCAGGCCATCGTGACGCCTGCAGTGCTGAAGGGCGAGATGTGCGCCAGCTATCGCACGATGGAGCGCGCGGGCATCGTGGAGAACTTCGATCTCTTCAAGCAGCATCTGGTGGTGGAGCGCAACGTCAGCGACCCGACCCGCGTAGATGTGCTTTTCCCGCCGGATTATGTCAATCAGTTGCGCGTCTTTGCGCTGCTTAATCAGTTCCGTCTGCAATACAGCGAGGAGACCGCGTAATGGCGAAGATTGCGGGTACAGCATACGTCAAGGTGGACGGCCAGCAACTGTCGCTGACCGGCGGCATTGAGGTGCCGATGAACACTAAAGTTCGTGATGACGTGATCGGACTTGCCGGTGACGTGGATTACAAAGAGACGCACCGTGCGCCTTACGTCAAAGGCACTTTCAAGGTTCCTAAGGCGTTTCCGGTCACCAAGCTGATGGATTCAGACCAAATGACCATCACTGCCGAACTGGCTAACGGCATGGTTTATGTGCTGTCTGAGGCGTTCCAGTTCGGTGAAGCTAACCACAATGCGGAAGAGGGTACGGTTGACCTCGAATTCCACGGCTCAGAAGGATTCTATCAGTGAGTGAACTTAAGCTTTCAAAACCTATTACGGCGCATGGTGAAACTATCCATGTGCTGGAGTTGCGTGAGCCAACGGGCAAGGATGTTCGTGAGCTGGGCTATCCCTATCAGATGAATCAGGATGAGTCAGTGAAGCTGCTAGCGCATGTGGTGGCTAAGTACATCAGCCAGCTGGGCGGTATCCCGCCTAGTTCGATAGATGATATGTCGCCTTCGGACCTGAATGCTGCTGGCTGGGTTGTTGCTGGTTTTTTCCTTCAGGCCTGACAGCTAAAGAGCTGCTTAATCTGTACTTCGACTGCGCCAGTTACTGGCGCATAAATCCTCTGGAAGTCCTGAGCGAGGACTTAAAAAGCCTGCAATTGCTTATCGACCAGGCGAACCGGATAGAACGGGAGCGAAAAGCCAATGGCTGAATTTGAACTGAAGGCGCTTATCACTGGCGTTGACAGGCTTTCACCTGCACTTGGCCGCATGCAAAAGAACCTGCGCAGCTTTCGCCGGGATGCGGAGGAGGCAGGTAAGGGAGCCATGGCGATGGCCGGTGGTCTTGCTGCCGGGCTGACAGGTTCGCTGGTTGCTTTTGCTAAACAGGAAGATGCAGCGACAGGCCTGAAGGTTGCCATGATGGACTCAAGCGGAGCGGTAAGTTCTGATTTCGCGAAAATTAACAAGCTGGCAATAGGCCTCGGAAATAAACTGCCTGGCACTACTGCTGACTTTCAGAACATGATGCAGATGCTTGTCAGGCAGGGTATTCCGGCCCAGAACATCCTGAATGGTGTTGGTGAGGCTTCCGCTTATCTTGCGGTTCAGCTTAAGAAGACACCAGAAGACGCAGCAGAGTTTGCGGCGAAAATGCAGGATGCAACGCGCACCGCTTCGAAAGACATGATGGGATTGTTTGACACCATCCAGAAGGCTTTTTATCTGGGTGTCGATGACACCAACATGCTTTCATTTTTTTCTAATGTCAGCTCTGTCACAAAAATGGTCAGCAAAGATGGATTGACTGCCTCGCGAGCTCTGGCGCCCATTGCAGTCATGATGGATCAGATGGGAACTCAGGGTGAAAAATCAGGAAACGCAATAAGGAAAATATTCCAGGCTGGATTTGACACTAAAAAGATTAGAGCAGCCAACAAGCTACTTAGAAAGCAAAGAATTAAGCTGGACTTTACTGACGGTAAAGGTGAGTTCGGTGGCATAGATAATTTGTTTAAACAGCTCGAAAAATTAAATAAACTAACCACCCAAGACAAAACTAAAGTCATCAAGCAGATATTTGGCGATGACGGCGACACACTGGACGTGCTAAGTGCTTTAATTGATAAAGGCAAAAGCGGATACGATGAAATTCAGGCCAAAATGGACAAGCAGGCCGACCTCAATAAGCGAGTGAATGCTCAACTGAGTACACTCACGAACCTCTGGGATTCAATGACTGGTACGGCAGTTAACGGCTTAGCTGCAATCGGTGGCGCTTTCTCTGGTGACGCTAAAAAGTTAGTTGGCTGGCTGGGTGACATGTCACAACGATTTAGTGAATTTGCCGAGAAAAACCCAAAGGTAATCCGTGGGGCATTTGGTATTGCTGCTGGCTTTGTTGGAATGAAGCTGGGCCTGCTAGGTATTAATTTTGCCCTCGGGATTCTGGGTCAGGGGCTTAAGCTCTCTCCAATGGGTGTGTTTCTTCGATTGGCTGCTCTGGGAATCGGGTTGTTGATTTCTGACTGGGATAAGTTCGGCCCGGTAGTTGAGCGCGTCTGGACCAAAATTGACGGCCTGACGGAAGCCCTGGGCGGTATGAACGGCATAATTACCGGAATTGGCGGAGTGATGGCCGGGTTATTCACGCTTCAGGTTATTGGATCACTTACAACCGCCACGACTAAAGCAAGCGGCCTACTTGCTGTGCTTACCAAAATAGGCAAGCTGAGCGCTCTGACAGTATCAATAGCCGTCGCGCTGTATATGTTCAAAAAGCTGGAAGAAATTTCTGATGCGACAACTCAGAAAGACGGCACCGAATCGTTCTGGGAGTCACTTAAGAAAAGGTGGAAGGCTGGTGGCTGGTATAACAATGAGCAGCAGTTGAAGAGTGGTGATGTTCCGCTTAACCCGCAGAGCATGAGTGGTCCTTTGATGCGCAGTGATGCAGCGTCACAGAAGGGTGAGCTTAAAGTTTCCTTCGAAAACGCCCCTCCAGGCATGCGGGTTGCACCAGCTAACAACTCACTTCCTTGGCTGGATTATGATGTCGGTTACAACAGATTTTCATTGCCATAATAGTAAAGCTTTATTTAAGATTATCCTTTGCCAAAGGAGGTATAAATGCTTTGCAATAGGAAAAAATCTATTTTTTTTGTTATGGCGATTTTCTCTTTTTCCGCCTATGCCATCGACATGCCTGACAAGGAAAGGACTTTCATCGGTATTGCTCAGCGCGCAATCAATGAAAGTGATTCAGCAAAAAACGATATGCAGCGTGGAGGCATTAAGGCAAGGAGAGATGATGAGATATGCGCGTCATTAAAAAAGCGCACTATTACTGATTGGATAGGCACTGTTAAAAATGTTAATTCAAACAGTGATGGCAAAGGCATACTTGAGATTGAAGTAGCAAAAAACATTATTGTTAAAACATGGAATAATGCATTTTCTGACTCTTCCTATGGAACACTGATAGATCCTCGTTCAAAAATTTTCAATGATGCATCCGCCTTAAGTGAAGGAGATTCCGTAAAATTTTCAGGAACATTCTTCAAGGGCGAAGAGGCATGCATCAAAGAGTCAAGCATGAGGCTTAGAGGTGGGCTAGAAGAACCCGAGTTCATATTCAAATTTACTAGCGTGAAAAAATTATAAACCCGCTTCGGCGGGTTTTTTATTGCCTGAATTCCACCGCGCATCGCACGCGCAATCCTAACCAAGAACCTTTCAGGATGCACCTTGAGGAACCGGCTGGCTGTCGGAGCCTTCTTGGGGCCGTATTCCTGTGCGACAGGGTTCATCACTAAAAGGTAATTTCGACATGACATATCCAACCGTCATAGTGAACGGTGTTTCCGTTCGCGTGGATAATGAAGGGCGCTACAACCTGAATGACCTGCACGCAGCTGCAGTATTGAAGGGCGAGGCTACTGACAACCAACGGCCTAGCCAGTTCATGCGCAGCAAGCAGATTAGGGGCTTTGTTCAAACTTTGAGCGGAGTGCAAAAATGCACGGCGGTCGAAATCATTAATGGTGGCCTGAATCACGGCGTGTGGGGGCTTGAATTGGTAGCAATACGTTATGCCTCATGGCTGAGCCCGCAGTTTGAAATCAGAGTATACGAAACATTTCGCGAGGCGATTCTGAACGGCGTCAGCCATATGAATCAGCTCAATCGTCTCGATCTGCTGATTGCAACCGAAACTGAGCAAGTAAGCGGGTGTGCTCGCACAATGAATAAATGGGGTAGGGGCGGACGGAAAAAGTTATTGAACAACGCCCGTGAACGGATCATCGACCAGATGGACCCAGACATGGTTACGATCATGCAAAATTCAGCAGCCTGAACACCACGCCCGCTTAGCGGGTTTTTTTTATTGCCCGGAGTAAGCCATGAGCTGGAAAGATAATCTGCAGGATGCCTCACTGCGCGGCATCGCGTTTAAGGTCGACAGCGATGAGGCCACCTTTGGCCGTCGCGTACAGGTGCATGAGTACCCCAATCGCGACAAGCCCTGGGCGGAGGATTTAGGCCGGGCGACGCGCCGCTTCAGTGTGCAGGCTTATCTGATTGGCGATGACTTCTTTGAGCAGCGCAACCGGCTGATTGAGGCCATCGAAAAGCCGGGTTCGTGTACGCTGGTTCATCCCTACTACGGCGAAATGACCGTGGTCGTGGATGATGCTATCCGCGTCAGTCACTCCCAGAGCGAAGGCCGCATGTGCCGCATCAGTTTCAGCTTCGTTGAGTCTGGCGAGCTGTCTTTCCCGACCGCCGGGCTGGCGACAGGGCAGAAATTATCATCTTCCGTTTCGTTTCTGGACGACGCCATTTCATCGGCATTCGGTGCCTTTGGCATGGATGGCATGCCTGACTTCCTGCAGGACGGGGTACTGGATGAGGCAACGGGCATGTTCAGCAACGTAACCAGCGCGTTTCAGTACGTTGACTCGGGTATCAGCGCGGCATCACGCCTTATGCAGGGTGATTTATCGGTACTGCTCAGCCCTCCATCGAGCGGTGCGAGCTTTGTTAACCGGCTGCAGACCATGTGGCGGGCCGGAACGCGGCTGGCGGGTAACACCTCTGACCTGATGTCGATGATTAAAGGGCTGACCGGCGTCACGGTTGATTCGGGTCTGGCCCCGCGCGGAGTCTGGAAAACCGACAGTAAAACCGCTCAGGCGCAGACCATACAGCGCAATTACGTGGCGCAGGCGGTACGCACCACTGCAATCAGCGAGGCGGCAGCAGCAGTAACCAGCCTGCCGCAGCCAGTAAACCGCACTGTCACGCGCCAGCAGGACCCGCAGCAGCCGGTCGTGGTTTCACACCCGGCCGTCAGCAACATACGCCCTGACTCAGGTAGTGCAGTTTCAGATTCAGATACCACAGCGACAGCGACCGTTTCTGCGTCTTCCGGCGTAACCACCTCTCTGGATAACAGCGCCGTCATTTCGTGGGATGACCTTGCGCAGGTGCGTGACAGCCTCAATGAGGCCATTGACCTTGAGATGGAGCGCGTCTCTGATGATGGTCTTTATCAGGCTCTGGTTACGGTACGCACTGACCTTAACCGCGACATCTCTGCACGTCTGGAGCAGGTCGAGCGCATGACGGAACGCACGCCTTCGCATGTTATGCCTGCCCTTGTTCTGGCCGCCGACTGGTACGACTCCGCATCCCGCGCCGGTGACATCACGGCGCGTAACGGCATCCGCCATCCCGGTTTCGTGCCGGTTCAGTCACTCAGGGTGCCGGAACGATGAACAACACAGTAATTCTTCGCGTTAACGGTCAGGAGTGGGGCGGCTGGACATCGGTCCGGATCGCCGCAGGGATTGAGCGTATCGCCCGCGACTTCACCGTTGAGATTACCCGCAGCTGGCCCGGTGATACCGACCAGGCGAACCGCAGCAACCGGATTAAAAACGGTGACCTCGTTGAAGTCCTGATAGGCACTGACAAAGTTCTGACCGGCTACATTGAGGCAACACCGGTCCGGTATGACGCACGCAGCATCAGCGTAGGCGTATCCGGGCGCAGCAAAACGGCTGACCTCATTGACTGCTCAGCCACGCCGTCACAGTATGCCGGGCGTTCTCTGGCGCAGGTAGCCGCCGAGCTCGCTAAGCCTTTCAGCATAACGGTAGTGGATGCTGGCGGCGCGTCAGGTGCGTTGCAGGATGTTCAGGCAGACCAGGGCGAAACAGTCATGGACGTGCTCAATAAGATGCTCGGACTGCAGCAGGCGCTGGCGTATGACAATGCGTTGGGCAACCTGGTTATCGGCGGCATCGGAAGCATGCAGGCGCATACTGCGCTGGTGCTGGGAGAAAACATTCTTTCCTGTGACACCGAAAAGAGCATTCGTGACCGGTTCAGTGACTATCAGGTATCCGGTCAGCGTCGGGGTAATGACGATGACTTTGGTGAGGCAACAACTACGGCCATCAGAGCAAAAACCATCGACGGAGGCCTGAAGCGCTATCGGCCGATGATTATCCGTCAGACCGGCAATGCCACCACCGCAACCTGCAGCGACCGCGCAGAGTTCGAGATGCGCCAGCGTGCTGCACGTACCGATGAAGTGACTTATACCGTGCAGGGCTGGCGACAGGGGGATGGCTCTCTGTGGCTGCCTAACCTGCGGGTAATTGTCTTTGATCCCATCCTCGGCTTTAACAATCGCCAAATGGTCATTGCTGAGGTGACTTATCAGCAGGATGAAAACGGCACCATTACCGAAATACGTGTCGGGCCGCCGGATGCTTACCTTCCTGAGCCAGCCAAACCCGGCAAGCGTAATAAAAAGAAAGAAGAGGATGACTTTTGATGGGTAATCCGATGTCAGGTATGGGACGTGCGCTGTCAAATCTTCTGGCTCGTGCCGTGGTCCGCGGCCTGAACACGGCAACAAAATGCCAGATGCTTCAGGTTGAAATGGCCGGCGGCGAGGGCAAGAGCGACATCGAGCACATGGAGCCGTATGGATTCACAGCTGCGCCGATTCTGGGTGCTGAGGCTGTTGCGGCTTATTTCGATGGCGATCGCTCGCATGGCGTAGTGCTGGTGGTTTCCGACAGGCGTTACCGCCATAAAGGCTTAAAGAATGGAGAGGTTGCAGTTTATGACGATCAGGGACAGTCGGTGACGCTGACCCGTTCCGGGATCGTTGTCAATGGTGCAGGTAAGCCGATCACCTTCACCAATGCGCCAAAGGCAAGATTTGAAATGGACATCGAGGCCACCGGCGAAATCAAAGACAAGTGTGATTCCTCCGGAATAACGATGTCTGCAATGCGCTTGGCATACAACGGCCATACCCACAAAGAGAATGGCGATGGCGGCGGCACAACCGACGCGGCAACGCAGAAAATGGTGGCGTCATGATTATTGTGATTAACGGCGTCCAGCGCGGCGTGACATGGCCGCCAGACCCCCTGACACGCGCCGTGATTATCTCCCTGTTCTCCTGGCGAAAGGCTGAGCCTGACGACAAACCGGAGCAGGATAACGGCTGGTGGGGCGACAGCTTCCCGACCGTGCAGAATGACCGCATCGGCTCCCGTCTTTATCTTCTCAGCCGTCAGACGCTCACCAATAAAACACCGCTTAAAGCGCGTGAATATATCAGCCAGGCGCTTCAGTGGCTGGTGGATGACGGCGTGGCGGTAAGGGTGGACGTAAAAGCTGAGCGGACCGGAATTACCACGCTCAGCGCCTCGGTAGTTATCAGCCAGAAAGACGGTAACCGCACGGTATTTTCCTTTGACGATTTATGGAGTGAACTTAATGGCTGACAGTGGATTTACCCGTCCGACACTCCCTCAGTTAATCACTACGATCCGCAACGACATACTTACCCGGCTGGCAGCTGATTCAACGTTGGTAGCACTTCGACGCACCGACGCCGAAGTGTATGGCCGGGTGCAGGCGGCGGCGATACACACCGTCTACGGTTATATCGATTATCTGGCACGCAACCTTCTGCCGGACCTCGCGGATGAGGACTGGCTGAGGCGGCACGCAAACATGAAAAGATGCCCTCGCAAGGCGCCCACATTCGCAAGTGGTTTTGCCCGCTGGGATGTGGCCTCAGATGACGTAAGCATCCCTGCAGGTGTGACCATTCAGCGTGACGATCTGACCTCGTTTACCACAACAGCAAAAGCCACCTCGGCTGGCGGCATTCTGCGTGTGCCAGTTATCTGTGATACGGCAGGAACTGCTGGTAACACTGATGACGGGCTGACGATGCGACTGGTGAGCCCTGTTACCGGTCTGACCTCCTCAGGAATGGCGGATAGTATTCAGGGGGGCGCTGATGTCGAAAATTTGGAAGTCTGGCGTGCGCGCATCATAGAGCGTTGGTACTGGACCCCGCAGGGCGGCGCTGACGGTGATTATGAGGTATGGGCTAAAGAGGTGGCTGGCATCACACGCGCCTGGACTTACCGGCACTGGAGCGGCAGGGGTACGGTTGGCGTAATGGTGGCGAGCAGCGATCTGATTAACCCTGTTCCGGATGCAGCCACAGTGGCAGCCGTGCAGGCCTATATAGAACCGCGTGCCCCTGTAGCCGGTGCTGATATCTATGTTTTCGCTCCTTCTGCTCATGTGGTTGATTTCCAGATACGGCTCAATCCAGATCCGCCGGAAGTCCGTTATGCCGTGGAGGCCGAGCTGCGGTCGATGATGCTGCGTGATGGTATACCGGAAGGGGTGCTTAAACTGTCACGTATCAGTGAGGCAATCAGTATAGCCACGGGGGAGTACAGTCACACGCTGGTCAGTCCGTCAGCGGATATTCCCATCGCAAAAGGTGAAATCGGTGTTGTAGGGAATTTTTCATGGACCTGACTGCTCAGTATGACCAGATGCTTGGTGCACTTCTTCCTCGCGGTCCTGCCTGGGATACAAACGATCTGCTGCTGACGGGATTTGCACCTTCACTGGCTGCAGTTCACGGCCGTGGTAATGCGCTGATGCAGGAAATCGATCCCCGTACGGTAACGGAGCTTATTGACCGTTATGAAGAGATAAGCGGACTTCCTGACAGTTGTGCACCACCCGGCGTTCAGACTCTGCAGCAAAGGCGACAGCGGCTTGATGCCAAATTAAACCTGCCCGGCGGAATAAATGAGGCGTTCTATCTGGGGCAGCTAAGTGCGCTTGGCTATACCGACGTGACAATTACCCGGTACAACAGAAGCCAGTTTACTTGCATTTCTGATTGCACTGACTCTCTTTACAGCGATGAGTGGCGCTATTACTGGCAGGTAAATATGCCTTCTGCTACGCAGATAAACTCAATGACAGCGATCAGCAACTGCACGGATAGCCTCAGAACATGGGGCGATACCGTCGCGGAGTGCGTGCTAAATAAACTAGCCCCATCTCACACCTATGTAATTTTCAGATATCCGGAGTAAACATGCATCGTATTGACACATCAACCGCTCAGGTGGATAAATTTGGCTCGGGTAAAAATGGTTTTACCGGAGGCAATCCACAGACCGGTGAATTACCTACAGCCCTCGATGCCGATTTTT